GCTTTCCTTCTCAAACACGCTGTCAGGAAGCACCATGCGGTATGCCGTGCCGCAGATGTGGAACCAATCCGCCAGTTCTTTATCCTTTGCCGCCTTATCCTCGGAAAGACAGTAGCCGTTCAGAGTGGTAATCTTATCGGCAACCATCTTATCATCGCTTCGGCTGACATACTGAATGGGTTCGCCCATCAGATAGCCGACTTTGAAGGATACGATCTCATTGGCACGGTTCTCGACCACATTGTTTTGAATCTCAGGGCGAACTTCCTTTTTACGGTTCAAAATCGGCTGTCTGCCTTTGTAGTAGGCATAGAGATATTCCATATCTGCTTTGTTCGACCAATGCGTAATAAGTGCCTTTCTCAGCACGTCCAGCACATTGTCTCGTGTAATTTCCATCACATCGGTAAAGATTTTCTTACGACCGAAACAGCCCAAGACAGAATACCTCCCCTCTACCTATTTTCTCTCTTATCATTGTATCAAACTCTCCAATGCTTGTCAATAGTAAACTCTTAATTATACCATTCGCCACAGTGAAAGTAAAGAACTCAAATAGGCCGTTTGAAGACCTCCACCTTACCCCCGGACAGCATACGGATTTCGTTCTCCAACAGGGAGAGGGAGTCGGGAGCGTCATCGTGCGGAACCTTGCCGGAGCGGGTGTAGGTAGTCACTTCCTTCATGAAGTTCCAATACTGACTGCCCCGCTTGTAGGTGGTGGGGTGCTTGAAGTAGAAGTTCTTCTTGATATTGTCGGAGGCAAACTCAATCCGGGTCTGCTTGTTGGAGATCGTGCGCTTCGTGCGGATACCCACGGAGTACCCTCGATCTCGAATGATCTGGTCAACATCTCTGGCATAATATTGACCGGCGTTGTTGGACTCAAAGACAGCAGAAGCGACTTTATTCTCGATCAGGCACTTGGCACATTCCGGCTTTGTCACCTCAGCGGGGGAGTCATCAAAGACCACATCAACGATATACACATCGCTGCCGTATATCATCGCCACCGGCATAGAGGTCGAGTCCGAGCCGCTTTCCGCCGTGTCGCCAACGGCGATGATGGTGTCCGGGTCACGATCTTTCGGCAGCTCGAAGAAGTAGTTCAGCTCGTCCTTGTTGAACAGCAGACCCTTCGCTTCAAAGGGCTGTTGCTGGAACTCGCTCTCAAACTGCTCCGCACTCAGAAGTTCCCGCTGCTCCCGAAAGTAGGCGGTGGTGAAAACCTTTTTGCCCTCCCGCTCGTACTCATAATTGCTCTCGTCCGTCACGAGATCGAGGGCGGGTATCTCAATCGCTCTCCAAGCCCAGCCCTCCCGCTGTGCGTGTTCCTGCACACGACCGATGGGGTCATACAAGGAATAGCGAGTGCCGGTGAAAACCATCGGCGTACCTTCAATGGCACGACCCATAATATCGCCGGAGATCACTTCCCACTTGTCATCAAGCCGCTGGCGGTTCTTCGCTTCCTCACGACCTTCCACACAGTCATCAAGGTAGAGGACATTGGTGGCTTCGGACAAGCCCACCTGTCGAGCGTCAATGGAACGACACATGATGGTTGGGAAACGGGACTTGCTTTTCAGATTTATCGTTTTTGAGTCGGCGTTGGTCTGTATCAGCCGTGCGTCCGGGAATACATCGTAGAACAGATACTCGTTAGGGACTGTCAGGTATTCCAGACAACCATTGTAGAAGCTCTTTACAAGGTCATCGCCTGTCCCTTCCATCAGGGTCGAGCGGTCAGGAAACTTGCCAGAGAGCATATTCACAAAATTGATACCCGTTTGAGACTTTCCCGCTCGTTTCGGCATGGAGATCGTCAAAAGGCGCAGCTTCCCGTCCAGAACATCTTGAAACCCCTGCACCATCGGTCTGAGATAGTGTTTCCGGGGAGCATAGAACCGCTTTTCCGGCTTGCGGTCGAGTTCAATGTAGGTCATGAAGGAGTCAAAATCATGGGGCGCTTCAAAGAGAAGACACCGCCGCCACTGTTCATAGAACTTCGCCCCGCCGCCACGGACTACCTGATCTGCGGAGAGTGCCAGCAGCTCCTTGTTCAGTCTATGTGCCGCCGAGAAATCCTCGGTTTCCCACTCCCGGCACAGAGAAAAAAGGTCGTTGTACGCCCCGACATCTCCCGGTCGGCGGTCGATCACGGCTCGGATAGAGCCAGAGAGTTTTTCATAATTCATGTGCATTTCCTTTCCAACAAAAAAAACGAGCTACCCGTGTATTTCTACACAGATAGCCCGTCATGGCTGTCACTCCTGCCCTTGCAGAAGCCGATTATAGAATTTTCGGTATCACAAACGCCAGAACCAGCAAAATAGAACTGATTATCAGAAAATATCCGATTGCATTGAGAAAAAACCTCATGGTATCAGCCCTCATACTCCGAAATCGTCTTATTGTCCCAATTCAGAACCCCTAAATAGCCACCCTCGGTATCAGAATATAGCTCAACTGCTTTTTTCGTGTTCACTGTCTTCCATTTCACTTTGCCACGCCAGTTGAAATAGGCTTCTGTTTTCGTGTCAGGAATACCAGCCAGTTCTACGTAGATGATCTGGCGATTTTCCAGCGTCACATTGAGCTGTAAATCCTCGCTGTCATAGATTTTACCACAAATCACGGTCATCGGGTCATTATCTACGATAGAAACATCGTGGAAATCAGTCACCCCTACGGTATCAAACACTTCCCGATAGCTTGCGATCTCGTCATCAGTAAACCCGGCTTCGGAAAGAGCCGAGTCCCACGCAACAGGTTCAGCCGAGTCCTGCTTAGAACACCCGACCAGAAAGAAGACTATGATGACCGCCAGCCCTATCAGCCATGCCATCTTTTTCATTTCACCCAACCTTTCTTGCCCGGTCATACCATGTAGACCGACTAATGCCGAGTTCCCGGCAACAGTCCGCTACGGTGATAAGACCATCTTTTTGTTTTTGAGCGAGTTTTTCAAACTGCTCGTCATCAATCTCGGAAGCGGGTCTGCCGAACCCTCTGCCAGTCTTCACTGACACCCGCTTGCCATCGACAACCGGCATAGCGGCGATACCCTCAGCCTGCCGCTGTTTGGTCTTCTTACGCTCCTGCTCGGCAACAGCACCGAGGACTTCAATCAGAATGTTGTTGACCATTTCCAGCACCCATGTCTGGTCTTTGAAGTCAATCAGCGTGGTCGGAATGTCGAGAATACGGACGATCACGCCCTTTCGCTTGAACCATTCCAGCTCTCGCTTCATTTCGTCTTTATTACGCCCAAAACGGTCGAACTCCTTGACGATGACTTCATCACCTTCCCGCACAATAGCTTTCAGAGCATTGTACTGAGGACGGTCGAAGTTGCTCCCCGTGATCTTGTCGCAGTACACATTCTCGTCAGGAATATCGAACTTCTCACGAGCAACCTTGAGCTGCCGAGCAAGGTTCTGTTCCTTGCTGGACACACGACCAAGGAAGTATTTCATGGTTCACTCCACCTCGTATCCACCGTCCGGCAGACGGGTATTGGCAGGAACAACGATGACCTTGTAATCCATCGCTCTGAGCATGGTGGTCAGCAGGGACACGGGAATGTCCTTGACGTTTTTGTTATTCAAGCGTTCCCAAATGGTAGCGTTAGATACATTGAGTCTTTTTGCGAGTTCAGCGTTGGAAAGAGACTTGGAAGCCATAATCTCTTTCAGGATTTCTCGACCTCTCATGTTTATCACCTCGGCTTTATTATACATATCAAGTGTTTTATTGTCAAGCGTTTTCTTGAAATTGATCTTTTTATTTTTTGCGGGTATTTTTCAGCTCACCCCGCCCTCGCTGCCGCTGGCATATCCCCCGCCCCCGTCACCCATTCACGCCGCCCCAAACAGGCCGGAAAGCGCAAAAAACAACCGCCCCGGAATAGCACCGGGGCAGCGTTCACTTATTCAATTTCAATATTTCAATCAGGATTTGCACCGGCAGCAAAAGCAACAAAAGAATTAAATACACGCTTTCACCGCCTTTCAACCCACGCACACCCAAACAAAAGCGGGGTTATATTTGCGGCCTTTATATGGCTTTACCGTGATATTACAAAAACAATTTGCAACCCCCCTTGCGCCCATGTTTCATAGCGTATAAACGCTTGTACCGTGTCAGGGGATACAAGATAGCAGCTTGCGCCCCCGTCTAATAGATCAACGAACATTTCCGACTTGTTTTTAATGGCATTTTTGGAAATGGTGATA